CAGAAAAAGGGCGAACATTTAATATTGATAATGGAGCATAAATTATGGAATCAGCTCCACCATCAACGAAAGCTGTATCTTTATCAGCTAAAATTGACCAATTAAAAGTATAAACCGAATGTGCGTGGGTCCAACTCAAACCAGTGGAATCCAAGGAATTGGCAGTTGACAAATAATAGTTGGTTACTTTATGAGTTTCAAGAGCTCCCATATCATAAGCTGTGCCTTGGGGTCTTATAGTACCATCATAAGCAGGACTTGTTAAAGAAATTGTAGTTCCCTCGTCTATACCACTTGAACCAGCAGGCAACATAAAATCAATTGCATTAGTTCCATTCGCATTTGCAAGCGTAAACGAACCTGTCTTGCCATGTGCTTCGTAGCCTTTTGCCTGCCATTGTGACCAAGTATAGTATGTGGAAGCCTTAATATCCCTTCCTTGTTCTGTAATCGTTGAATTTAGATAATATTGGTTATAATCAATGCTTACCCAACCAGCACTTTTTGTACTACCGTCGAGATTTATTGCTACACTACCATCTGGTTTATAGATTAAGTTATTTTTAATATCAAGTGAATCTATATTGGTCGCCATAATGGGATAATTTTTTTCAGTACCAACAATAGTATTATTATATATTTGGGCATAAATAGGCAAAGTAGTATCACCAGCATTATTTAATTGCAATACAGAATTAAAACCATCTGCCTTGCTAACTAAAATATTATCATAAATTTGCCAATACCCCTGAGTACTTCCTAAATACACAACCCCACCAGTATCATTTTGCAAAATAAAATTATGATGTAATTTATTGATTCCACCAGCACCAAAAAGATTATTACTTTGAATACCATCATTGTGTCCAGTTGGATTGATATTACTTTCAATAATTGTATTATAGGCTATTTCAATATATCCAGAATTATATAATCCTAATCCATCTGTTTCTTCACTTGTATTTACTGTGCCAGTATAAACAGTATTATACATAAATCTACCATTATTGCAATTACCGAAAGTAGCTCCTTTCGCATAAGGATGAACTATCGTACAATGAAGCACATCAACATTATCGGAAGAACCACCTATAGCAACAGCAATATAGGGGGCCTTAGTACCACCAGTAATATTTATAAATGTCAGATAGGAAACTTCTACGTTACTATCTCCGCTCAAAGAAAAACAATATTGGTCAGCCACCCTGAATTTCGGTTCTCCATTATGCCCAGCATCCTTACCTCTTGTTATTATAATTTTATTCCCTACTGAACCAGAAACATTTGGTGAAAGTACAGATGTATAAACAAGACTATCTGTATCACCATCAAAGAAAACAGAATCGCCCCCAACAAGTGCCGAATTATCAGGCCTTTTAAAAGCATTAGCACTTGAATAACTCTGCATATTCGTCCAACTTGAACCAGTTGAGTCCCCTGCTTTAGCGAGACCTAAGTATTTATTTGTTGCAAATACTTGAATACTCAACACTAAGCATATTATTAAAAGTTCCATTAAATTTCTCATTATTTTCTCCTTATCTTATTAAAATCCAATTCACAAATAAACCATCCGTTCCGCCAGAAGTTCTGAAAATGACGAAATAACCATCATAGCATTGCACGCCCAATCGGTCATTTATGCTTACTGGCCAACCTACTGCACTTGCAACCACTATTGAACTTGCAGTTATCCCGGCATAACACACTGCCACTATACTATCAGCTACTCCACCCCATGATCCAAACTGGACACGCCCGCTCGAAGCCTGTGCAACAGAAATCGAGGCTATTGTTGATTGAAGTGATGGGGATAATTGACTTAATTTAACTTTTCCTGCCCCAATAGTGGTGGTTCCTAAACCCGACATGGTAACATCGCCATTTAATGCTCCCCATTCATTTGTGTGATCTTGACCATTCCCAATGATTATATTTCCATCACCATTAAATGCTAATTTTTCTGGAGTCATATCACCGGCCAATTTTGCATTAGTTACTGATTGATCTGCATATTTGCTTGTTGTAATTGAACCATCTGTTATTGTCCCGCCTGTCCCCACTCCGCCATTAGCAAGTATAAAAGATAGCACTGATGGGTCAAATTTTCCCAGAGTAATAGTACTGTTGGCTATAGATGAACCAAGTAATGAATTACTTAGAATTTTAGAACCATCTAGGGAGGTTAACCATAACGGATTAGACCAACGATCGGTACTATACAGCCCATTCGTCACCGTTCCTGCATTCCCCGTAATGCTTCCTAGAATAGTAGATGAGAAAGTTGCCGGTCTTGTAAAATATGTGTTTTGCTGAAAAGTAACCTGCCCTGAAAAATTACTTTGTCCGGTAGCATAAAAACTGCCTGTAAAAGTATTCGTGCCTGTAAAAGTATTGTTGTCAGATAAAAAAGTTCCACTTATAAAAGTTTTTAGTCCAGATAGTGTGGTTTTATAATAGGTAACGTTCCCCCCTTGATCTAACATTATAAAATCAGAGTTATTTATGCTTGTTGCATTAGGTAAGTCCCTAATTTTAACCCCTGCCGTCTGAGCCTGGACAATTAATGTAAAAAGTAAAAACGTAAGCAAAAAGTATTTTTTCATAATATTTATCCTATAATATTCTGTCCATCAGGGTTAATAATCGGTGTAAATCCATCGGCGTTTACAATGGTCGCAATAGTTGATTTAGTTCTATCTACAAACCTTGTGCTTTCAAATTTCAGCGTTAACAGATCATGCCAGTCGAGGCTGTCAAAATGTGAGGGTATTATTTCACGTAAAAGAAAGGGGACAACTACACCCGCTGAATCTTTGAAGGGGTCTTTATCTCTGTGTAAATAAAAAGTTCCCGTTAATCCTTCACAAGCCATAATTTCTAAATATTTTGCTTCTGCTGTCTCTTCATATTGATATAAGTACATTTTTAATTCAACATCCCAATGCGAACCACGCCTAAAACTATATCTATTACCCACCGTTCCGATTTCTTCTTCCAATTCGATATACCTGTAATCAGGCTCGCTCTTTTCATAAGTTACATAATCAAGTAAAATATCCGTTCCTGAGTAAACAAATTTAGGTGCTGAAATTCCAAAAATCATAATTCACCTATATAAATGGCTTCGCATTCAGAGTAATTTTGAGAGGGGTAAAGGGTTAAGGAAATTATCTGATATTTTGAAGTACCATAAATAAAATCTTTTAAGAAATCATAATTACAGCCAAGTAAAGTAAATTTGTCTACTCTGCAATTCTGAATATTTCCCCTGTATTGATACCAGAATTTAGTAACAAGATCTCCGTAATTCTGCCAAGCGTTTGATTCAATAGCGGGGTCACGTCCCTGTGCAATGTAATAATAACCAGTCGAAGGGTCAGCCCAGCCGGTATATGTTATCGGGCTCATTCCGCCGGTTAAGCTTCCGCTTGCCTCAGGATCATTAGTTCCGGTAATTCTTTTCATTACTACATATCTACTTGCTCCAATAGGAATGCCAACTACTTGAAAGTTTGAGCCATTATTTGTCCAAATATCAAGTTCCGCAGGGTAAGGGGAAATTGTTGAGCCATGATCGAAGGTATAATATTTTTGTCCGGTAAAGTGACTAAAGTCTCCTATGTGCCAATTAAAAAAGGTGTTTGTGTCACTACCGGGAGAGAAGTTCGGAGTAACAAAGAAACAGGTATATCCACTTCTTGAAATAGTTCTATCCGTTAATGAGGTAAATATTCCTTGTTCATAAGGGTTGTTAGCGTCTCCTAATAAACCATCGTCACTATAAAAGCCACATATATAAGAAATATAGTCAATCAATCCGAACTTATAATTTTTCTCCCATTTTGTAACCGTCATTGTTTGAGTATTGCTGCCATCATAGTAAAAAAGTTTCTTAAAGAATGCCCTATCCTTTGAAAACATTCCGGTGAATGCCCCAAAATCAAGCGTTAAGTTTTTTAATATATCTCCTAATGTTGACACACCTAAATAATTATACTTAAATAAAGCATCAGGAAGTATTTCAAGTTCGTGGAATTTTATATCATCAAGCCAACCGGCCACTCCTGTATCAGTATCTCCAAGTCCTTTGAAAGTCCAATCATGTACTATTTGCAAAGAATTATCGGCAATATTTATATCAGGATTAACTAATTGATAAATTTTTTCTAACATAACTCCAATAGGAACAGATGCGGTACTCGATAAACCAGCGGGGTCTATTGGAAAATGTAATGGATTTATCGGAATATTATTATCTCGATAAACCATTTTTTTATTGATGATGTCTGTTTGAGGTTTAATCTCAATAGTAATTCTTTTCGTTTCCTGAACTGAGTTTGTGGAATCCTCGATAACATTACCACCATAAACCCTGCCATTAAATAAAATACTCACGTCGGGAGTTTTTAATACAGTAGAATTAAATGCATCCGTCCCAAAGAATAAAGCATCAAGCTCTCCATTCTCATCCCCTATTTCAAGTTTAATATTTCCTACTGCTAACATTGTTTCATCAAGACTAAAAGACATGGAAATATTATTCCATTGAGTAACCTTTAATCCATGATTTGTTGCGTTCCAACTTCTATCTAAACTCATTTTTAATAATCATCCGAACTGTGAGCAAATTTTATTGTTAATTGTATGGTTTCCGTTTCATTTATATTTTGTACAGGAAAAGTAATTGTCGTATAATAAAGTTTGGTTGTGGTGAAAGTCATATCTGCGCCATACGTCAATCCTATGCTATTGGCAGCATAAGCCCTAAAGTGATATAATGTATTCGGTAATAAATTAGTTAAACTACTTCTCAGAATACCGTTTGCATTAGTTCCATCATGGTAAGTTGCCTCTAAATCACAAGTAGGATTTATGCTGGTTCCCCAACAAGTGCCTATCAAAGATAATCCCGCACCTCCGTCTGAGACAAGATATCCACCGGCTACTGCGGAATAAGGAGTAATTCCAAAAGCTGCAGTAGTAGTGATTGAAGGTGCAACTGCCATTATGCAACTCCCGAATATCTTGTTTGTTGTTTGCTGACTTTTTTATTAATCCAATAAAGATCAGTTCCTTTTGTCTCCCCTTCAATTCCAATGATTTGTTTTTTCGTTCTGGTTATGCCATCAACAGTATTTGCATTTAATATTTTAATGGCCTTGACTACTTCTGACATATCAACATTATTATTAAAATTATTACTTACCTGAGAGGCAGGGATAACAGAAACACGTTCTCCAGATGAAACATTCATCTTAAAGGTATCATTTGAAAATCCAGGAGGAACTATAAATTTCCCGCCACTTGCAAGATTAAAAGAACCACCTATGAGACCGCCACCGACAGCGCCGGACAAAACCGGAGCACTCATACCAAGCATTTTTATTAGTCCGGTGAAAGCTGAGTCTACCCCGAAGTCCATTATTCTGTTTAGAAGTTTTTCCGTTAATGCCTGTCCGAGTCTTGCAATTACTGAATCGGCTTTGCCAAACATTTTCTCCCACGCTTTGCCCCATTCGGAGCTAAGGACTTCAGCTATTGATCTGGCGGTGTCACTGCTAATGTCGAATAATAATTTGTTATGTTTCTTCCAGTCCGCAATTTCTTTATCATTTTTCTTTTCTGTATAATCAATCGTCTGTGCTTTTATTTCAGTGGTCCCGATAGTTCTTTGTTCTGTAATATCAATTAAAGTTTTTTGATCTTTTTTAGCGGGGTGTTCTAAATTAAATTTTATTATCTCGTCATTATCTTGTTGAAGTTTCTTAATATGTAATTCCAGCATTTTGTTTAAGTATGCTTCATAATCCTTAACAGAAAGAGAATAATCTCTTATAGCTTGATCGTATTTATCCTTTTCTAATTGTTGGGTGATAGTTAAATACTTTTGGTCAAAAGCTAATTTTTCTTTTGTTTCAGAATCAGCAAGTGCGATTTTAGAATCATGTAACTTTTGATCCGCTGCAAGTATTTTCTCATTATAAACAACATTAGCTTTCGCAATATCATCATTGATAACCTTTAGGTCGGCAGGACTGTCTTTTGTTGAGGCCTTAACTTTATTGTTCTGCTTCTGAATTTCTAAGTCCCGTTCACGTTCCGCATCTGCTTTTTCTTTCTGATAATTCTGTTCGATTACTCCACGCTTTTTCTCATATTCAGTCCCCAATTCTGAAATATTCTTTTCAAGGTTTAGCAATACTTCCTCATCAAGCTTTTTATTTTCAGATGCGAGTTCCGATTTAGCGTCGAGTTCCGCTAATAGATTTTTATTGTCAATACCGCCTTTGTTTTTGTCTTCCCCCACATCAACTTTAGGAGAAAACGAACCGGCCTTGATAAACTTATCACCCAAATCTTTTGCAACTTTTATACGTGCCTCAATTGTAGCAATTTGTTGTTCGTTTGCATTTTCTGTGTCTGAATTCTGTTGTGATTTTATAACCTGTCCCGAAGGTAAGATAACGGTATTAACTTGAAATTGATTTTGAGCGGCTTTTAATTTAGCTGTATCATCTTGCCATTGCTTGATTAATTTGTCCCTATCTTCTTTTGAAGTATCTCCGAAAAACTTTTCTTTAACAGCGGGGGTTATTGAATTTTGAGCTTCATATTGAACAGTTCCACCAGCCGCCAATTTTTTAACATTCAGATTGAACGCTTCTAGTTGATCGTTGATAAAGGGCATTTTAGAAAGTATGAGGGTAAATAACGCTCCAAAGGAACTCATTACTTCTTCTTTAATGACAGGAATAGATTTTATTTGTTCATTTAATGTTTTAACCCTATTCTTAACGTCCTCAATAGTTTTACCAGAGAGTTCCATTATTGCTTGAAGCCTGATTCTCTTTTGGATTTCGGCATCAAGATTAGTTATAGAGTCACCCTCTATGTCGGCCAACTCTTTTACTCTTTGATTAAACGCCCCCCTTTCAATTCCGAGCTGAGCAATGCCTCGAACCATGCCCTCGGAAGCCCTGATTATAGAATCAAACTTTTCCTGTACGGTGCCGCCATAATTTTTAACCGCATCGGTTGCGAGTAAAAATAATTTAGGTTGATCTTTAAGGTTTATTCCTAAAGTAAGTGCCAGATTTGAAAGTTTTAATAAATTACCTTCACTAACCGTCCCGGCTGTGGCTTTCTGAAATAATGACATATCTTCAGCAGAGCCTTGAAAGGCGTTCCGCAAGTCCATTAGTTCGGCGGCTAACGCTGTCGATTGTTCTATAAAACTTGCAATCTTCCTAACTGCAAATACTTCCGCTATGGCAAGTCCTATCTTGCCGAAAAATCCGGTAACTGAATTTGATGTTTGCCCTGCCTGATTTGAAAATCCCTGTAATTTAGAATTAACTTGATCTAGTTCGACTTTGGTTTTTTCAATATCCCCATAATCAACATTCATTTTAACTTGTTGTTGAAGCTTCGCATTAAGATCTATGGCGTATTGCTTCAACTCGGACAACTTCATATACATTGCCCGGTTATCAATATCCATTTTTATTTTGGCAAAGCGATCTCCAATTTCCTTTACATCTTTCTGAACGTCGGACTTAACCTTATCCATTTCGGATTTTAATTTGCTCGAATCCGTTTTTAATTCAACTACGGCACTTCCAAAAACTACATCAGCCATTAAAAATCATATCCCATTTTTTTAGCGTGTTCAATTTGTTTCTCAAATTCACTATGTCTCTCATCTTCTGATTGATACTCAAAAGCACCCTTAACCATGCCGGAATACTCGCCACATAAACCCGCGTAATTAAAAATTCCATGTCTCATTTCGTGTATATCTTTTATATCCACTTTCTTTAACCATGAATCATATTTGTGATATTTTATATAAGGATAACATCTGCATATCAACTCTTTTGTGATTTGGGTTCCGATTCTTTTTCCACCACCGGAACTACTTTTTTTTTATAACCGTCTAATTCCATAACCTCCCAATATAAAACAGGAAGTTCACTAGAGTTGAGATTCTTTAATAAAAAAGCAGACTGATTCTTTAAGAACTTGAAATATTTTAGATTGAATATTTTCAGATACCAGGGTAAGTTTATGAATGTGGCTTTAAGGGAATTGTTTATCGTTAAAACATAAACTAAGGTATTATTATTCACTTGTTCAACTGTCAATGGAGTGCCTTCCTTTGGAAGATCCAAAGTTTCAGTAAACTCCATTAACTTTAAGCCATCCCATCCTTTCGTCCGAGATAGCTTATATTTCTTATTCTTAATTATCAACTGTAAACACTTGGGGTTATAGCTCCAACAAAAGTACCACTATAAGAAATCTTTACTTCCGAATTAACATCAGCCGTGATTGTCTTTTCGGTGAAGATTGCATTACCAGTGATTTCTTTATTTGTTGAAGTTCCTGTTTCATATATTCTTTGACAAGAGTTAGAAACGCCCATTTCTAAGAAGCCACAATTAACCTCAACAGGAAGTCCAACCCAATCAATCTGATAAGATACTTTTACGATTCCGTTAATGTCATCCGTAATACTCATTTGTTTGAATACCCCAGTTCCAGTAATCGTTGTCCCTGTTTTGAAAGTCAATACAAGGGCTGTTGCTGTAGGTGTACTATTCGTAACCTTATCGGCTGTATCTCTATACATGATGCAATCAATTTTACTTGTTGCCACCGACCTTAATGCGATTTCCTCTGTACTTGAAGAGTCTGTTGCCGTGGTTGTTGAATCGGCTGTATTCATTTTGAAACTATAATCCATAGCGGTACATTTGAAAGTCCCTGCTATTGATAAAGCTAAGCTCCCACCTGTAATTTCATCACCATGCAATTTTACTTTCTCGGTTCCGGTGGCTGTTTCCGTACCGTCGGAAGTGAATAGAGAACCAACAGCCCACTTACCATCAAAAGTAGAGGCGGATGCAGTTACTAAATATTTCTTCCCTAATGTCAATGTGCCGGTTACAATCTCAGTACCAAAAGCATCATATAAAAGAGCATCAACTTTGATAGTTCTTGTTGCCCTTAATGCTATCGATTCAGTAGAGAGCGGATTTGTAGCTGTTGATGTTGAGTCGGCCATATTGAAACTCATATCAATATCGGCTTTCTTAACAGCTTGCTCTACACTGTCATAGAAAAATTTACCAGTTAAACCAGATACTTCAGAAGCCATGTTATTTCCTCATATATATAATTAAATTATCTTCCTTTTTGTAAGGTTGCGTAATAGTTTAATATTATTACAAACCCGTCATTAAGTTGTGTCGATCTTGGTCCGATTATATTCATTCTCCTAAAGTGAGTCAGATTATAATTCGTTACTGTCATTATTCCCAAACAGTTATCAAAAAGTGTTTTACAATAAGTCGCTAATGTATGCACCCCCGCAGAACTTGAAATTCCTGCAGTAGATGTCTCATAAATAGCGATCTGGAAATAGCACTCTTCAAATAAATTCCCTGTATCAATGGAGTTAGGATTTGCCACGTCTGAGAGAATAGCATACTTACCAGTCGCACCCAAAGGAGCTATGCTATAATAAAACTTATTACTTATTCCAGTAGCGAAAGTATTAGAAGTAATTGCTCTTGAAGTTATCGCTGTTTGTAATTCCTGTATCATGCTTTATTCATTGTGACAGTTTCGCCACCGCTATTAAATATTTTAAGAATGTTTGCTTTTGAATTATAAAGAGCCGGTCTTAAATAAGGTTGCGCTGCCATTTTAACAGTTCCTAATTCCTGATATATTCCATATTCTACATTAGTCCCGATTCTTACTGCATCACCTTCAGCGTTTACGTCATGGGTAATCGAACCTTTTAAGAATCCAGTATCTACCGGACATAATTCCTTTGCTTGTCCCTCGATAAGCACGCCCGCCAAATTCAATGCTTTAGGAATTTCATTCTTTTTAAGATTGTTAATAAGTCCGTCAACATCCCATTTCTCTATTATCACAATATGCCTATCAGATATAGAACTGAAATAATAAATAAGCCGATTGTAGAATATGCCCAACCGTCTTTATGCCAGGGTTCGTTTTGAAGGACTATCTGGGGAATCCAAATTGAGTCCGTTACTATCTTATAGAATGGCTGTATTTCTACACCAAACACCGAAATAACGGAGTCTTTTGTAAAAGTCGATGTATGTGTCACCTTATACTTAATGGAGTCCTGCGAGCCTCTAATTGAGTCTGCAAAGGTAAATTCAGAGAATATACAGGGTTTAGCCTGATTTGCAGTGTCCTTTTGTAAGGGGATAACCTGATTTGTAGGATAAACGTGGGCTTGGTTATCTAATATCGGTTTTGCGGGTAAATATGTTGTATCGTGAATTTCCTTGATAACCGTTAATGGCTTATCATTACACCCCCTAATAAAGAATCCACATAAACCACCGATAAAGAGTAATACGAAAACAGCAAGTAATAATGCCCATGTTTCAGATTTCAAATCCATCCCCCAAATATGAAAACCAGAACTGTTAATGCAAGTGCAAGTAAAAAAGCCTTTAGGAAAGTCATATAGTCCTCCGCAAGCGAGCCAACCAACCCTTTAAGAACTTAGTCTTTTCAGGATTTTGATAAACTATTCTCCGATAATATTTTTCTGCCTCATTCAAGTAACTTTGATAACAGTCTCTGCAATTAACAACATCTAAAGTATTTTGTCCGAATATTCCATCATTTGTAATTCCTAAAGAATCCTGTAATATTTTAATGGCTTTAACCATCCCCATATTAACGCCTAAATCGAAAACCTTAAAAGCGATTTTCTCATCATGTATTAGTTCATAAATAGTTTTATAGAAATTGGCAAAATAGAAATCCTCTGCAAATGCTAAAGCCCTAACTTTATCCTGTTTCCATAAAGCAACCACTTGTGCAAATTGAGAGGGGAAATTGTTTTGAGATATTCCATATAAAGTTTTCCCACCGGAATCGGCTTTATCGTCTGAATATTCACCCTCGTTTTTTATAAGGGCATTAAAGAATTTATTAAATCTATCTGTCATTGTTTTTCAATATTGACCGGCTCCATTTTAAGTTGCGAAGCCGGCACTGTTTGCAAGCCTATGAAGGACTTTGCTTAAACTTTATTAGTTAATTCGCCAACCGTTGTACTTGCGGGAACGTCTTTTGCTAAAGGAACTCCGGCATTATTACTAAATATATTTTTGAGTAAATAAGCTAATCCCGCACCGAGCCCAGTCAATCCCAAAGTTTCAAGTTGTGCTAACGTTGGAAGCGTGCCGGATTGTAACGCTGTATAAACCCCTGTTAAGACTACAGTGCCTACGCCTACTATGAATCCCTTCAATACATCCAACCAATTTATCTTTCCGAAAAGTGACATTTTGGACTCCTTTTATTTTTTTCTAAATATTTGATACAGTGTTACTAAAATTATTATTCCTATGAATATATAAACCGTTGTTATGCTCATTTTCTTACTCCTTTTTGTCCGTAAGTATTCATTAAGATTCTATCTAACTTGTCTGATAAAACATCAACTTGTTTGGTTAATGTTTCTATTTTAGAAACAAGAACTGCTTGTGTGGGCAATTCCTTCTGCATCTCGTTAATATTTACTTCCGTTTTTGTTACTCTATTTTCTAAAGTAGTTATGGCGCTTGTAGTAGTTCCCCAAGTGACACCAAAGCCAACAAGCATTACTGCGATCATTAGATATATGTGCCAAGATTGTAATATTCTATACCCACTTTCTTTTGCATGAACTTCTTGCTCTGCGTGTGTTTCTATATTATCTGCCATATTCAATTATCCTTAATCAACTATTTTTTAGAGTATCTATTTGTAAAAATAAATGCATCCCATGAGGATCATTTACATTCTGTATTTTATAAACGCCGCCATTAAACAGGATTTGATAAGTGTCTGTTACTGAGGAAATATAATCACAATAGAACATATCAAATGCCTTAAATCCTTTCTTTTCATTTGCAAAGATTTCGTTTGCATTTAATTCTCTGTGATGACCCTGTACGGCGCTTAAACCTGAAACAGTCGCCCACGTGTCTGTAGTTCCCCCCATGTTATCACTTACGGAGGTAACGGATTGAAAAGCAAATGTTATGTTATAGGGGATCTTCAATGTTTCTTAGCCCATGCAACTGTCTTGGCGGGGAATTTACTTGGGTTTTTCCTTATCGTTGCGGCAAATCTTGACTTACCACCGCCACTACTTTTCTTTTTTCTTGAACTTTTAGTTTTTGCCATGATATTATTTTCCTTTTTTGGCTATATGATGAACTATTCTTTTGCCAGTCTTCTTTGAGATTCCGGTAACTACTTTCTTTCCGTTCTTGTAAGAAGTCTTAAAAGTGCCTGATTTGATTCTTTTTGCCATGTTAAAATATCCTCCTATAATTATTTAATATACCTTTTGCGAAATCTGAGATATTACTATTAAAATAAGTAACCGAATAATCTGCTAAAGAGAAATGTTGAACGCCCCTGTTAACATCAATGAATGATTTTACTATATCTGCAAAAGCTAATTTAAGATCGCCCGGGTAATCTATTCTTTGGATTGAAACTATGAAATCGCTTACAGCCTCATCTTTAATCGTATCGGTAGATTTAAGAGTGAGTACATTATTCAAAACAGTTTGTAATTCATAAACCCCGTCATTCCTTATACTGCCTTCAATTAAAATCACATCGTCTGCGTAAAAATATCCTGTTGTAAAATTATCAAGGCTGGTATCGCCCGTAATTGTTTTCGCTGTTGCGGCAAATACTAAATCTAATGAAGTAAGTTTAACTTTATCAGACACAAATGTATTTTTACAATAAGCGGTAATCTGTTTTGCAATAACAGGAAGTAAATTCGTTATCATGGTGTCCCATGTCGTTGCTGTTATTTGCAGTAGTTCTTTTACTTCCGCTTGTGTACAAATGTATTTGTTCAATTTCTTTTACCTGCTTTATTTATCATGGGTTATATGGCACTTTCTTTGTGATTATTACCCTAAGATCAATTTGAACATCATCTGGGGCATGGTCTGCATCAAAGATTCCACAAGTGGGAATATTAGCTGATGCTAATGAAAAAGTGCCGATAGTAAAAGACTGCCTAACAATAGCAATATCTCCATGCACTTGGTCAACTGTAGAGGGGGAGAATGTTATATCAACACCATCAACATTCGACTGCAATGTATAGTTGTCATTATTCATATCTGAAAAAGCATCACTTGTTATTACTCCACCCCCGCAATACCACATACCACTATAATTCAAAGTGTTTGCCAACTGACTATCTTCATTGATGGATGTTCCATCTCCTGATAAATAAGCATCATAAATAAGTATATTAGTTCTAATAGCAAAAGTAGAATCATTTCCATAAGAAGTACCTGCCGAATTAGTTGCATAAGCCCTATAACGAAAAGTGTGAGTAGTATCTAATTCAATCATTGTGTTTGTGAAACTACCTGTAGTACCCGGTTCTATGGTCTTTCCCTTAAATGAAGTTACAGAGGGCATAGGGTTTGTTGAATAATCCCAAACAAGTCCCCTTGCTGTTATAGTTCCACCACCATCAGAGGTAACATTTCCGCCTGCACCTTCTGAAACAAAATCAATAACTGATTTAGCAGAAGTTATTACTATTGGTGCAGCAACAGAAGTAATTAAGCTTCGTACTCTGTTTATTCCTGTTTTATCTAAAGATAATCCAAAACTATGAACACCAGTTTGTCCTATTTGTATCATCCCAGAACCAGTAAAAGCAATAGAAATTCCGCCATAATTATTTCCATAATCATAACCATATCCTGATTGGCTATAAATAGATATTGAGAATAATGCTATAAATAAAATTATTGTTTTCATGTTAATAATCCACGTAAGAGTTCCACACATTATTATCATCATTTGCTATTCCAGTCGGTTTGGCAAAACCAAAAATACAGTCTTGTATGTGTAGATTAGCTAAACCGCTTCCTGTTATATTACTAAAATTTATAACCCCATAACACATTATTATCTGCAAATTGTTAGAAGCAGAATTACATATTATTGTGGAGTTGGGTGCTCCAGCCGCTATAGTACACTGCATTAACTGAATTTGAAAATGATTGCTCAAAGTAATTGTGCTTGAAAACCCAAATGCACAATTTCTGGCAACCATCACACAATAACCACTATTAGAATACCCACCAGTAGTAGTCTGAAATCTCCCACCATTCGCATCCAATTCTGGTATTGGAACAGTATAGCCGGTACCTCCGGTAAAATATACACCATAGAGAGCAAGATCACATGTTTGTAAATCAACTCGTGAGTATGCATTAAGAATAAATGCTTGACTATCATGCCATGCGAAACTGTAACAGCAGTGAAAGTAAATTGCTCTTTGTATAGATGTATTAAAATAAAAAGTTTTTGAACTTCCAGCCCAAGTTGAAGCATCAGAACCTAAATAACAATTATTAAACTCAACATCGCTCGCTATTGCTATCCCTGCTAATCCTACATTTACATTATTTTCAAGTCTACAATCATTAACTACATAACAAGCAGTAGAAATTTGTCCTATAAAAGTTAAGTTTCCAGATATTTTAACATTTGATAATTCTCCAAAAGAAGCAGTTATATATAGTGCTCCCGTAATTAAAACAGATTCCTTTGAAATGCCCTTAATGGTTATTCCTTGTGTTGTAACAGTTACGGAATCAGAGTAAACTCCCTGATATAATGTAATAACACTTCCTGAATCAGCATCAGCAACAGCTAATTTTAGTGTAGAATATCTATGAATTGTTCTATCTGATTTAATTAAAACAGCATTACTATGCTTTCCTAAAAGAGTATCGATACCATCTAAATTAGCATTGAGACTATCGCCCGATGGGTGTATCGCACCATCAGCCCATTTTCTTAAATGGATATTGGCAGTATATCCACTTGGTGTTGTTTGTGCAAATAAAAGACCACTCAATAACATTACAAATAAAATTATATTTTTCATATTACTATCTTCCTTGTATTTGTACATATATTATTTGGCTGCCATTATGAATTCCGCTTTTCAAATAATCAACATAAATGAATTGTGCAGGATCTAATTTTTCAGATGTAAAGCTACCCAATGCTGGCATCACAGGGGGTAAACTTGCAAAAACATTTCCACCCCATTTAGTAGCCTTATGATAATACCCACTATCAGAGTAGAGGGTGTATATGTACCAATGCAATATTCCTAATGATGCAATATTTATCTGATGTATAAGTCCTGCAGTTGTAAGGGTGTCGCCTTTAGCAGAATCTACTAAACAAATATTCACAACGTTAAGACTATCCAAATCAGCCTTGATTATACTCCTTGCATAATTGCCGGTTGTGTCAAGGGGTGCCTTTAATATGGTTACAGCAGAATCAAGTTTATTATTTGTAGCAAATCCACCTGTTGGGGGATCTATCGTTACTGTAGTGGTTGAAGTTTCTCCATAATCATTTATTAAACCTTTCTTACCTGCCAATACAAATACGGTAGTCGAGGCATCGTTACTTGTGCTTATAACTCTTATTGCAGTAGGTTCCGGATCATCTATCCCATATTCAACCGGAGTAGTGGTAATTGCAAAAGAAGCCTTACTTACCCAGATAGTACCATCTAAGGACTTGGTATAAATTAAAACTGTGTCCGTTCCTGTAGTGGTGTAGGCTGTAAAGGTAAATGTTTCTTTATCTCCATAATCAGAGAATAGAACATCTATTGTATCTCTGCTTGCCGATAGGGTATCTTTATAAAAAGGAGTGTTCGGTAATACTGTCCTGTCCTGTCCCATTACAATAACCGAGCCAATTAAAACTAAAATTGCAAATATTATCTTTTTCATTTCTTCTTACCTTTCGGTTTTTTAATGGGTTTATTATGTGCATCGGGTATTTTCATTTCTATAGGAAACGTTACACCTTTTGGCACTTCAAGTTCTGATTTAAGGACCAACTCGGACTCTTTTTTTTCGCTTGTTTCAAGAGTGATTGATTCGATTCTTTTGAATCCGAGTTGATCTAATTTAGATATGACTTTATTATTATCGGTAGAAAATAAGCCGCTGTCACCAACGGCTATAGTTTTACCTTTAGATTTTACAATCCCGAATAATTCAAAGGTTATCATTTATAATCCTTTGGATTAAGGAGTTGTAAAGGTTTCTACACTTGTTTTCGCTGCCACCGTATAACCCAAGATGGTCGCTTGTGGAACCGTCAAAGTATCAGTCTCTGTATTAAGCCATGCCTGTGCGTCTCCGCTAACCACCACGGTGGCCACGCCCTCGATAAAGGTAAGGGTTGTACTCGGAATAGTAGCGGCTCCGGCCGTTGAGGTATCTGCAATAGAAACACCCGTAGCAATGGCCTTGCTAAACCAAGTATGAATATCGCCAGCTGCATTTTTAAGATAAACCTTTACGGTTCTTGTCCATGCTGTTGACCTCGGGGCGGGTGTAACGGTTGCGGGACTAACTACGAAAACAAGATCGCCAGAAAAAGCAGAAGCGAGAGTTTTAACAACTCCGCCTAATCCATGCTTTTCTTTATTTACAATACTACTAAATGATTTTTCCATGTTTATTTTTCCTTTAATATTAAATTTGGGGTCGCTTATGCAACCCCATAAATGTTTGAATTACCCGTTTGTGACCAAACGTGCGATTCTTATATTCTTGGTTAAATAAACCTGAGTATAATTTGTAGGATCAACTAACTCAGCATCTGAGGGAGAAACACCAGCCATATTAGAATCATAATACTTGATTCCTCTAAGGTGTAAAATGAAATAACGTCTTGAAATTATATCCAACATACCAGCACCAACGCCAGCTTTAGGATTTCTGAATAATTCAAGTTCGGGATCGCCGGATTGAAGAGGTATATCTACCCTTCCGATTGCTCCCTGTCCGAATAAATAAGTATAATACTTTTTGTAAGTAGTACCATCATATACAGTCATACCGTCATCAACAAGGATTTTCTTCCCCTGATAGGTTGGCATAATCAATGGACTTTGCTGTGACTCAGGTAAGTTATCAATCAAATCAAGTTTAGCTAATCTTTTGAAAACTACTGAGTGCATTATAATACCGGTCAATTTCTCATAAGCATCGCCTAAAAGAAACTGGGTATCAAGAATTGCATCTGTTGAAATTAGATTAGCTGCATTAGTTGTAGGTGCACCTGTGGAAATATCATTCTGTAAGTTTCCGTAAATGGTTGAATTAAGGAAAGCACCTGTTAATTTAAGTAGAAGAAGTCTTTGCTCTTCTTTATTCCACCATGTTGCATATCTTTGAACTATTACATTTGCAGGATCGTCACCAGCCACATATTTGACTATCGGGGCAACCTGGAAATCCTGTGTTCTAAATTCTTTAACTGCTATATCTTCATTGGATGTAATTCCGGCCGGTGTGATTTCATCATCTGTATCGGTTGCGACCTTTGATCTGGTTGTTGAACCTGTATCATGTGGAAGATCATCCCAGAAAGGCATATTAACAACACGTCCGCCCTCGTTGGCTGCCGCTGTTAGTTCCAGGTCTGTGCCCGCTATACCTGATTGAATAAGTAATGATTTTTGAGTAGTAAGTTCTATGAAATATTTAGACCATATTGTTGGTTCATAAATATTGGTAATTGCCGTTGCTTGAAGTGCCATGAAATTTTATCTCCTATCCGAAAACTCGTTTATATGTTTCCGGGTCTTTTTTCTTTAATTCAATTTGTTGAGTGACGTTGTATTTCTTAAATTCAGCATCACCGGAAGTATCGATATTGCCATTATCAGGCGTAAAGCCCTTAACAGTAGTAATACCGATTACTGCTTTATATTTTTCTTTTAATGTTTTAACTTTTTCGGTGTCGATCACAAATTTACCTTCTTTCAGTTCCACCTTTTCGAGTTCGGGGTTTTCCTTACCTATTACATAATCCAAGTATTCTGCATTAACGCCTAAATCTCTATAAGCATCTTTTACCGCTTCTTTGATGGTATAAGATTTCTTAGTTGATTCGAGAACTTTATCTTTTTCGGCATTCTCTGTCTGTAGTTTTTTAATGGCATCTGAAAACCCCTCAACATCCTTAAACTCTTTTTTCAGCTTCGTTAATTCAGCATCTGTAGAGTCTTTTTGAGATTTGAGGTTTTCTATTTCAAGTTTCTTTGCTGTCATTTCAGCGTTATGCTTATCGACTGGCATATACTTGCCATTATTATCAACAATGACATTTTCATCTGCTTTAGCAACATATAAGATTTGATCTTTGTAAGTTGAAGCAAATAATTCAGGTGTAGGTAAACTTGTTAATTTTTCCATATATTCCTTATGGTTTAGATTTGACTGTGTTTGTTGAAGTTCTCTCTTCGTAATCTCTTTCCTTTGTTGTCGTGGAAATACTAAATATCGACACCGAAAGAATAAGTGTTTGGTTATATAAAATCATTCTAATAATTTTAGAAAGTCTATTGATTTTAGATATACATTCTCGTATATTAAAAGTAGGATTAAAAACAATTATAGAGGAAGGACGATGGAAGGACAAATTTTGGGTTCCCACACATATTTTAGTGGCGATTATAAATATAACAAGGCGCAAGTATTATGTAAGGGACTGTTGTTTAAGTTAGTGCGTTTTATTTTAACGAAATTCTTTTATTTTGATTTATATCCGATTTTTAATCCAAGAAAACCGGATGAATTTGAAACGATTATACTTGAATTTAAGTTTTATACAAAAGAATATGGAAAAGATTAAACGCATAATCACCCCTCACAAGGGCGGACGTGATTGTCAAATACAATTCCGGGTAACTTCTAAAGAGTTTGATCTGATAAACTTATCCAGGGGAGCTATGGGACTTGCTGATTTTGTAATGAAACTGATTAAGGAGAAGAAATGAAGGCTAGGATAAAGAAGAGGAAGTTTAATGGCAAAAATATAAGGAGGGCAAAAGCAATCTCTTATCAAATGTCTAAATGGCTTTGGAGCTGTAGCCTGTTAGATTATATGAGAGATTATCAACAAAGAATTTGTCACGATAACCCCTTTTTATAAATAATATACCTAATCATATATTTTGATAGATACTGGTTATTATATTTCTTTTGTGAACATATCTCAATTATCGCCTCAACGGTTAACCCTTCTGCTCTCATCTCCTTGAAATCATTAACGATAAACAAATCCCTCAACTCCTTCTCGTTTATGAGATTCATTTGTCTTAATACGGGGAATGTTAAGGATTCAATTTTACGATCTATCATTTTAATGTTTCCTTCCAATTATCGTAAGTCGTATATTTAATTACTGTTTTCGTTATCCCTTCTTACGGATGGCTCTAAGCCTTTAATCTGAATGCGATCTTCACATCTACAATTAATTCGATCAGGGCCACTCATTAACTTTGGCCCTTTAACAAGGATCATATTCCCATCCATAGTAGTAAAATGAAACATGCCATCTTTATCAGCTTCTTTCCCATCCATATCACCATGATTCGGATGTGTGCGGGAATCAAGTACGGCATCCCAAACTTTGGAAGTTTCAAAACCTAAGTCGAAAGCATCTTGTTCTAATTGTGAGAACCCCGCCTGATTCCCCATCTCCTGCGCCCATGCAGACTCGGTTCTTACTACTCTTAATATATTCGATCTTGTAATCTTATCGGCTGCTCTTTTACCAAGGTTAGTTTCAAAAGAGGATTGAATATTTTTAGTAGTCTTTACTAATCCAAGCCCCTGAGTTAATCCGTCCGTTACGTTCTGCTTTATATCCAGTAATAGTTTATTATTCCATAGCTTCAAACGCCCTTCCCAATCGTAAGGATTCAAAACAGCTTCCTGAATGACTTTAGGATTAAGTAAACCGAAACTTAAATCCATGCCTAGCCCTGATTCAATAGCAAAGCCTGTTTGATAATAATTAGATTCAAAGAAATTCCCTAGCTGTTTTCTTGTTCTGATAGTAATATTAGCATTCAGTGTGTTGATCTCTTTGGTGATCTGGATTTCAAGATTCTTTAACCTGTTAAAACTTTGCATATCAGATAAAGTAACCGATTCCCCATATTTTTCATACATAGAACGGATTTGATCTTTGATTGCAATTAAGGAACGTTTGTAAGTATTAAGTAGTTCATTCTCCCATGCAAGGTATTGCTTATCTGCTGTTTCGTCCCTTAATAATAACAGGGAATTGATTTTATCAGTTGTAAGTTTCGATAACGCTATGGATTCTTGGGAG